TAGCAATGCCTTCAGGCACTTCAACATTTCCTGAGTATTCTCCACCAAGGTCTTTGGCAATAGAACTTCTAATAGCGTGCTTTTGGGTACTCTGCCTTTTATACACTTTTGTAACAAACTCATTAATATCATCATACTTCAAAGCCTCTTTTCCTAACTCGTCTGCTGTGTGATAAAGAGACTTAGCAGGTGTCTGACCTAATAGACCACCTATCTGACTCTCTTTAGAAACAAGATTAACCGAAGAGTTTTCATCAATAATATTGAACACATCATCAAGGGTTGCATCAGGACTGCCTATTGGTCGTCTTCCCAATCTATAAGCTGTCTTAGCAGCAGCCTTAGATGACACTTGTCCACCCATCTTAGGAAAGTCGTCCATCACCTGTTTTTGTAATGCTTGACCAACACCCTTACCTCTAAACTCTTCAGGAACAATAAGTTCTAATACTGATGCGCTTCCGTCTTTTTTAGTAACTACTTCAATAGTTCCACCACTATCAGGGTCGGTGTATCTAATTCTTTCCGCACCATCCCCAAAAATTTCACTAGCATCTGTTTTTGATTTATTAAACTTATCTTTACCTACTTGACCTAGTACACCATCGTCTTTGTTACTACTAGAGCCTTGTTGCTTATTAAAGAAGTCTGTCAACACATCATCAATATCTTTCTTGTTAATTGCTTGTTGTGCTGTACCGTGCGCTCTTGCCTGTAATTGCTTCTCAAGATTCATAACAGCGTAGTAAGCGTAGTCAGGCAACAATACGTCTTGGTCAGTTGAGAATGCTATATCGCTTGGACCATTACGTGTCTTAGATACTTTACCTGCGTTAGGACCAACTCTCTGAATGTAGAAGTCACCGTCACCTTTGCTAGACATATTCCAAGGCAGACTTCCGCCTGATTCAAACAGATTACCTCTTCTTGTTACTATCGGGTCTAATATGCCATCCCAATCAGGGACATTCTCAGCACGCCACTCAGGGGATTTATCCATCCTGTTTTGAGTCTCTCTTGCCATTGCTTCGCCCGATAACCGTAAGTAATCATCATAGGCTCTATCATGTATGCTTTCCATAGTTTCGTCAGCAATAGGCTTTAACTCTTGAATTTCATCGTACATCGACCTAAACTTAGAGTCTGCGATAGCTATCCTAGACTTTATGGATTCTGTTTGTGGTTTCGCCATTAACTCTTTTCTCGACTCGGCTATCCTGTCAATCCTTTTGTTAATCTTGTTAATCTTCTCGTTTGCCAAAAACCTTTTCATATCATGGGTTTGTGCAATTCTTTTGGCGCTTCCTCCTCTTCCCAAGTTTTCTATAGCCTGAACAGCGTGCTGAACTTCATGTAACAATACTGACTTAAAGTCCTTCTGTAACTTATTGTTTTCAGGAGCGTTCTTTATCTCTTCATTGTATAAGTCTATTCTTGATTGTACTTGCGCAGGAGTGTTGTACTGATTCCCTTCAGGGTTTGCCATCTGAAATGCAACCATTCTATCCCTTCCTTCAGTCAAAGAGGCTTTTGTATAACCCCACCCTTCCTTGTCATCAAACAAGTTCTTATTCATCTTGATGTAAGCGCCACTACTTAGAGAGCCTGGAACAACCTTGCCTGTGTCTAACTCTCCGTCTTTTTTCATAAACTCAAAGAATGTACCACCATGTGTAGGACTCATATCGCCTTCAAACGGTCTAATCTCTAAATCCTTTAACTGAGGATAGTCTTCAAACAATTTTGGATGGTCTATAACATCTGACAGAAGCATTTGCTTTTTATATGAAGCGCCGCTATCAGTAAGTTTTTTAATAGAAGCAAGACTGTCATCAATCTCATATACCCAATCACCGTCTTGACCTTTTATCCAACCTGTCTTTTCCCAAATAGGCTTATTCAAAGGTTGCTCTTCCCACATCTTCTTTGCTTCGTCTAGTTTGCTTATTCTAGTTTCTACTTTTGGATTGTATCCCCACTCATGCAAATCACCATCAGTGTTAAGGTCGCCTGCTCTTACCTTTTTCTCAATTAAATCATAGCCACCTTCAATATGGCGGTCGCCATGTCTATTAGCATAATCTTTACTTGTAGATACCCAATCACCTGCGTTAATATCTTTTGTTCCTTTAGGCGCTGCTCTATAGATAGTTACTACAGCATCAGGGTTGCCTTGTGTTGCCTTCATTACAGCAATAGTTTCTGCATCTGCCTTAGAATATTCACCACCCATTCCATAGTATCTTGCAAAGTTAGGGTCATTAGGGCTGTCAGGCATTGTCTCAGAGAAATCATCTAATGAGTTCTTGCCTTCAGGTTGTGGAGATGTGTGTGTCATTCTGTAGTCTGTGTCAACAGAAGCCTTATCTCCTTGAGTTGCGCCTTTAACACTACCGAATATCTCACTACTTGGACCTAGATTAACAGGGTCTATTGCCTTAGACANAGACTCTACCTTATCTAATAGAGCAGGGTCGTTTAATTTATTGCGTACACCTCTAAGTAGGAATCCTCCACCAACAACCTCTAGCAATGCTTGGGTAGGCTCTTGAGCGACATGTTCTTTATATCCTTCCCATGAGCCATAATCTTCTTTGATGTCTTCCCACATCGCTCTTGCCATTTCCCTAGACTCTTCCTCTGTACTGAAACCTAAGAAAGCGTCTGTCTTTTTAGTGAACTCTGCAAGAGCAGGAAACTTCTTATCTAAAGAGTCTAATCCTTGCTCTAACAATCCGCCCACAGCATACTCTCTCGTAGCGCCTGATGCTAAATCTATCAACGACTTAAAGAAGTCTACAGGATGGTCAACAACTTGGTTAAGCGCTTGCATCTGCTTCGCTGTGTCTTCTGACACGTTCTCTCCTGCAACACGTAATGTTTCTTGAAAGTCTGCGCCTTTTACTCGCTCCTCTAGTGGAGAGTTAATGTACTTCGTATAGAAATCGTTACCAACTTTGTTTACAGTGTCATACACATCAACCAAACCATCACGCAATGCGTGTTCAGCTTTCATTGTTAAGTCATAAGCATCTGAGCCTACCTCTTTAGCGCCTTCCCAAGCGCCTGATGCTGTATCTGTAATACCTTGCTTTAGGTTATCTGAAATCTTCTGTGCGTCTTCCCACTTCTGTGCCTGTGTTCTTGTATCAGGCTTATTGAAGTCTTGGTATAAATCCTGTGCGCCTTGGTAAGCATCTGAGCCAAACTCTTTAGCACCTTCGTATAAGTCTGTTGCGCCATCTGCAATGTTACCGCCTAGATTTCTAACAAAGTCTTGTGACTGCTGAGTGATGTTTTGATTCTGCTCTAGCCAAGAAGGTTTTGTTGTCTGAGGTGCTACATTTGCTACACGTTCTACATCGTTGATGCCCGACATATTATTACGACTATTCGCATAGTTATCTACACGTTGGTCGTAATGAGCATTTCCGAAATCATCAGTGTTTAGTGGGTTGCCAAAATCATCAGTATTTCCGTACACAGAGTCTTGGTAGTTTTTGTTTACAGTATTAAGAGTAGAGCGATTCTCTGCTAAGATGTCGCTCATGCCCAAACTACCCATAGCATTTTCAAACTGTAGGTCAGTTAATGCCTTGCCTTCTTTCTTAAACATTTCTACCATAGCCATCGCTTGAGATGGGTCTACGTTAGGTGTTAGGTCTTGGAATGTGCCTGTATCTCTTTGTGCAATTCTCTCACCACCTTGGTAATCACTCATTACTTGACGAGCATCAGTGTAATCTGTTTGTTCAGGTAGCCATGGTGCAATAGTTGCTTGTTGGTTCTGAGCCATTGACTCTTGACTGCCTGGCATGAATGATGATTGTGGTACAGGTTGCATCATTTGTGGTGAAGGCTGTACAACTTGTTGTCTTCCTAAGTCGATTGTTTCTGTTGGAGCATCTAATAATCCCGATGTAAACTCAGGTGTAGCAAACATAGGACCTGAGTTCTCTGATGTGTGTCCTGGGTGTAGAGGTGTGCCTACTTGTGCTTGGTAAGCATTACCTTGTTCATCAAATCGTGTCTCCCAATTATTTTGAGTTGGGTCATAAACCGTGCCACCACCTGTTAAATTAACACCCTCTTGACTTAGTAAAGCATCGAATAAACCCATAAAGCAGACCTGAATATGACAAATATAGGCGCTATCTTACCACATCAGACAATCCCTTTCACGTTTCTTTTGATTGACTTACCCCATGACTCTGCCATAGGTCTGTAGCCGATTGCTAGGTATCTGAAACTGTCTGCTGAGTGTGAGGACCAATCATGCCTAGGTCGTGAGCGCCACGTCTTACCGTTCTCATCATAATCACGGGAATAGTTAATCAGACAGTCAATACCCTTCTCGCACTTCTTCTCATCAAACCAACATCGGTCTAACATTGAACGAACTGCCTGAATACCATCGTCAATCATAAGCATAGGAGCAATCTCTACGTTTCTAATGCCTAGGCTATCTAATACCTCTAGTCTTGACTTACCTGAGCCTAGTTCTCTCACTCTTACGTCATGTGGCAAGATATGTTGCTCATAGATGTAACCTCTCTCTTGTAGCACTCTAGCATAATGGTCTAATCCTACACCTGATGCTTCATAGTGGTCAATGATGTGTATCTCTGTTCCGATGTATTGTGCAAACCATATAGCAGTTGAATCACCTACACCTAAATCCCATGCTGTAATGACAGGCTTATCTCTACTGTATCTAACTTTGCCTATCCTGTCTTCATCTCTTGCCCTACGCATCTCTGTCGTATAGTAAGAGCCTTCACTGAATATTAAGAATCCGCCTTCCCAAATATGGTCATACATATCAGGACGTTTCTTCTTGTCTTCTAGTCTTTGCTCTTCAAGCACACTAGGAAACCAAGGGTTGTCTGAGTAATTCATTTCACATATCTTTGAATTATCAGGAGTATTCACTCTAAAGCGTTCATGTGTTGCAGAATATTTTGACTCAGGATTATAACTAATCCACACTTCTGAGCCTTCTTCTCTGACCGTAGGTATCAGCTTCATGTATGCCATATCACTCACACCTTCTGCTTCATCTACCCAAGCTAATAAGATACGAGCCTTAGACTTTATAGCATCAAGTGAACGTCTTAGTCCTACGAATGTATATGAGATACGACCATCTTTAGACCTGATGTACTTCTCGCCCACTTCATAGTAAGCCTCTAACCAAGGAACTGACCTAATTGCTGTCTTAATCTCTTCTAGTGATGAATCCTCTAATGAGTTCATAAACTCACGACCACATAGTATCTGTCCTGACCTGCCTTCTTTACCCCACTCATAACCACGTATAGCAGTCATCAATGCAAAGGTTCTTGTCTTACCTGAACCACGTCCTCCGTAAGCAATGCGATATCTAGCATCACCTACAAATAGAGGCTTTAGTTTAGGCGGTACTTTAATCTGTGCTTTTATCTTCTTCGTAGTCATCTTCACCGTACGCTACAATTTCAATAACTGTTGGTTGCATTGAACCATCGCTTGACATTATGTCTGTTGCAGTCTTAGGAATAATCCCATGATTAGCACCTAATAGCAGTCCTGCCGTCTTCTCTTTGAGTGTGCCATTTAACGCACCATTCATTAGACTTCTGCCTTGTGCTGTCATTAAACCCCTGACGGTGTAGGAAAATTCGGGATAAATCTTCTCCCAATCATAGATAGTAGATGGACTCACCCCTAGTTCTATAGCTAATCCTTCTACCATAGGAATTACATCATGATACTTTTCAAGATGGTTCTGAATGTAGTCTGAAGTCTTCTCTATCATTCCTTCATTGTATTTAGTTGGTCTCCCTATTTTTAGGAAGTTATCTGTTTTCTTGGCTGTCATCTCTTTATTCCCATTGATTCATAATACAAGTCTTCAGGTCTAGGTAAGATAATCCCGTACTCAGACATTAGTATGTCTATCTGCTCTAGGTAATCTTTAAACTCTTTGACCTTTAGTTTTGTTGTGCTTCGTAACTCTTTGATAACACTCAACTTTGTTGTAGTTTCAGTATAACCTAAGAACTTGTC